AAGTGGTCAAGGCACAGGATTTTGATTCCTGTATCGTGGGTTCAAATCCCACAGGGGTAGTTCAAGTGTTTAATTACACTTGTGCCTTTACAGGACTTATTGGTTTACTAGCATTAAGTTCTCCTTTCACCTCATAGCAAGAGCTGTTAAGGACCGTCAGAAAGTCCGTGAGGTTTTACGCATATTCCACACAAATATGCGTAGTAATTATTTCAAATATTTCATAATCAGCAGTTATCCTTAAGGGATAGACGGCGAGCGAAGCCACTTTCTTTGAACAGTCCAACTGCACGGGCGTAACCACTTCCATCCAGCTTTGCCACGACCTGTTATAGGTGTCATAGCCTATACTGCTGTTAAGACTAGCACTTTATATTCCCTCAAAACAATATTTTTAAGCGTATAAATGACCTCCAAAGAATTTATAAATGTGAATTGTTTAATCTCTCTGTGCTAGTCTTTTTTATTTCAACTTGTCAGAAATTTTTACAAGTTGACGGATAGTAGTTCAGATGGGAGTAACACTTGATTTATTCAAGTAGTCACAGGTTCAAGTCCTGTCTATCCGATTACAACAAACTAGGTGATGCAGACCGAAAAGCACAAGCCTTAGTGCCTGTTTGTTGTTTTGTTAATAAGGCAGTTATCAGAAAGGCAGGTAATAAATATGCTATCAGAAAATGAAATCCAAACAAAAGTTAATTTTCTATCATCAGCAAGGTGTAACCACACATTCCATAAATACATTGACATAACAGGTGATTTGATAGAGGGTACGCTGTTATCAAGAATTTTATATTGGTTTGCACCAACTAAAGATAATAAAAGCAAAGTCAAGATATACAAAAATGGCAAATATTGGATTGCAAAGCAAAGAAAAGACTGGTGGGAAGAGATAAGGATTACTGAAAGGCAGTATGACAAAGCGATTAAATCGTTGGTAGAAAAAAAGTTTGTAATTACAGCAAAATACAAATTCAATTCAATGCCAACTATACATATACGACCTAATTATGATGTTATCAACGCAGAAGTTAAAAAATGGGAAGAAAATATCAGGCAAGAGGTTATAGCAGAAGATGAAGGACAGAAATTACAAAATGAGAAAAACGGGAATGACACAAAATGTAATTCCCAAGGGAATAACACAAAGTGTAATTCGGGAGTGCCACAAGATGTAACTCTTTTAACAGGGATTACTAACAATGATTACCCTAACACTAATTACGGAACATCAAATACAGAGTGTAATTCTCTTAACAGAGAACAATGTAATTCTTTTTTACCCAAAGATAAAAAAGTGAAAGAGTTTAAGCCGATAAGCGAATACTCTCAGAATGATTGGGAAGTTGCCGAAGAAAGAATGATAAGTAGAGCTGGCAAGATAGCTTATGATTGGACTAATGATAAAACGCTTAAAGAAAATGTAGAAGCATTCTTTAAATACTTTTTAGATAAACACGGAGAATGCACTGGAGAATATCACTACCCATTAACAGATAAGGTTTTATCAAGAGTGGTGGATAATTTAACAAAAGAAACTGACATAGAGCGTGACGGATATACAGATACCTATTATGCGGCTATAAGTGATATGGACGATAATACAGACTACAAGATGCTAGTTGATGAATATTTCAACACAAAGTTTTCAGCACAATGTGATTACAGCTTAGTTCACTTTTCTTCTGAAAAGGTTTTGATTAACATTATGAACCACACTTGTAAGAGCAGTTGGTGCGAAAGTAAGGAATTGTAGGAGGCATTCATTATGAGTTCATATAAAGATTTACAGACCAAGATTTTTGAAAGAGATAATTATACTTGCAGATATTGCGGAAAGAACAGTAGAGAATACCGGGCGTTGGTAATGGCACATATAAGAACAGCTTCAATGTGCGGTGATGATAGAGAGAGTAATTTAATTACATTGTGCAGACATTGTTACAATCATATTTCTAACAATGAGATTAGAGCGAAGTTTGAAACAAAAGAAAACGCTGATTATTTTTGGGGATTATACCACGAAAAAGTTAAAGGGTATTGTTATTATACAAATTACATCAAAAAGGTATTTACTGAAAATGGTGTACTTATGACAAGACCGCAGATTGATAAATATGTCAGTATATTTGTTAAAAATGATGATGATTTCAACGCTTTCAAAGCAGAACTTCAAAATACAGGTTATAAGAATATGCCATCTAAAATGCGTAGTGATGTAAGAAAATATAATCATCAAGTTGAAAATCAAAGTAAGGAGTGATTATTATGGCAGCAGGTGTACATCCACTAAATAAAGATAAGTTTTATGAAGCAATTAACCTGTACATATCGGGGCAGGTTTCACAGGTAAAGGCGGCAAAAGTAGCAGGTTGCAGCGTGCCGACATTTAAGAAATACGCTAACAAGATTTATGGCGGCGAGGAATTACCGGATAATTTATGGGGGAAGAAGTGATATGTGCGAGCTTTGCGAAAAAAATTTACATCAAATTATAAAATCAATTATTGTCCTATGTGTGGCAGAAAGTTGGTGTAGTTAATGGCAGAACCTTTAAGTAAATTAGCAGAAAAATGTAAAAGTTGCCCTAAATCTGAAAAATGCGACCATAAAAGAATGGAGTTATGCGCTTTAGCGGATTTGCCACCACAAAATCTTGCAAGTGCTACACAAGGTATTTTGATAGACAATATGTCGCCTATATTGAGGGAAGAAATAAAAAGTCCTTTAAGTCCATTTAGGTACAAAGACGAATTAGAAAAAGCGTTAAATGAACGAATATACAAACAGCTTTTTACTTATGGCTCTTAGAAAGTTGGTGAAAGAATGATTAAAGAAGCATTGTTGGATATTTCAAAAGGATATGTCAAAGTTTTCTTTGATGGTAACCCAGTTGATAGTATATATAGTGTAGATGGCATTACAGACGATGAGTCTGGAATAAAAAAGATACAACTTACTTTTTTAGTGAAAGAAGTGCTTTTTAAAGAATAACCGAAGAGTTTGCCAATTTTGCAAAGGGGGATTACTATGAAACATCAAAAAGAATGGCACACTTGTGACAGGTGCGGAAAAGAAATAATACCTAAGAGCTGGAAAGAAGTTAGATTTAAGCAAGTTGGATGTTGCGGAGATATAGTTCCCACTTTTGAAGATAATGATATGTGCCTTGAAATCAAGAATGTCCGTAGATATAAATTTTTAGAAAGAACATATGAATTATGCCCTAAGTGCAGGAGAGATTTTGAGAGGTTTATGAGGAATGAGTAATGTAAAAGATTGTTCAATTTGTCAATATTGCGATGAAGATTTTGATTTTGACGAAGAAACAGGGGAAGAATATCCGGTTTATGAATGCCAAAAAGGGAATGATACATCACTTGACTATGAGTGCAAGGATTTTAAGGGATACAAGCCGAGAAAATATAGAGAAAAAGATACAGAGTGCGATAAATGCGAACATCTTAAGACTTGCCGTGACAAGGGTAATGTTATTGATTGTAAGACAATCTCTGATACAAGAAGCCATTACATATGTGGCAGAACGGGGTGCATTAAAAATGAATAATTGTAATTTTACCACTTGCCGATACAATGAGAATAACTGTTGTACAAACTGCGAAAAAAGAGCGAAATGTGTTGAGGTATCAGAAAAGGTATTATGCGTTAATAAGAAAACATTCAGAAAGATTGATAATGTTAAACATATCGGCGATGATGATGGCAAACCGATAGAAACATCTGAATTTCACGATATGACTATTGGCATTGATGTTTCAGTTGACGCAGTCAATGAGTACGCAAAATCAATTCTAGGCAGATACCCGAAAAATAATTATGAATTTTCAAGAGCATTAGCAACGAAAATTCTAGAGGAAACAAAAACATTAGCGAATAATAAGAAAAAGGAGTGAGATTATGTTAATAGTTGCATTACAAGATGATGTAGATAACTTATATGCCATATGGAATACAGTTACAGACAGATTTTTGGGTGTTAATTTGGACAGAGACTTTGCAATGGACGCAATAATACAATATAAGCATTGCTCTATAGCGGAAGCTAATTCAAGACTAGACAACCCACAACCATTTTCTGACATTGCTAAGGCTATTTGCAATAGCAATATTAAAAGTGCATTAAATGTACTACGCACAAGATGTCACGAAAACGCAAGAGATAGTTTTGATAAAGGTAATTATGGAATTTTGCATATAGTTACAGCAGATGAATTAAAATAAGCAAAATTACCGGCTAACAAACGGAGTTAGTCGCTACCCTAAAACAGTTATAGGCAGAGGTCTATAAGCACCTTTGCTTTTAAGTGGAGGTGCTTTTCTTGAATTCTGAATTGAATCAACTGATAGATGATTGCGAAAAATACATATCCCAAAATGGAATAGATGAAAATATTATAGAAACCTACTACAACGTGTGCCAGCTTGCCAAGAATGAGGGCGAAATTGACACAATGTTAAAATGTACGGCTAGGACAAAAGAACTTATAGAAAAGGCTTGTATGCGTGATATAGGCATAGATATTTTTGAACTTGAAAAATATACATTTAACAACAATATAGACAATGATTTAGTTAATAGATATTTTGATACCTTATTACTTGAAGCTCCGCACTTATTTCACAGCTATTTGCTTTATCTTGAAAAAGACAGAGAAGAGAGTGAAAGATTTTATCAGCCAAAAATGAAACAGCTTAATAAATACGGGCTTATTCAAGCTATGCAAGATTTGGAAGACGACAAATATAATAGATTATGTATTTCTATGCCACCAGGAACACAAAAAACTACACTGGAAAAATTTTTTTGCTCTTGGATAATTGGCAAGCGCCCTAAAGATTACAGCCTTTTCTTTTCTCACAGCAACGAAATTACAGGAAAGTTTTATAAAGGAGTGCTTGACATAACAACAGATGATAAAGAATATAAATGGAATGTTATTTTCCCTAATTTACCATTACAAAGCACAAATGCACAGGCACAAGAAGCTAATTTCGGCAAATACAAAGCATTTTCAAGTATTCAATGCTCATCAATAGGAGCTAAGAACGCAGGTAAGGTTAGAACTAACCGTTATTTATATTGTGATGACCTTATAGGCTCTATTGAAGAAGCACTTAATCCAATAATTCTTGAAAAAATATGGAGAATTTATGGAGTTGATTTAAAACAAAGAAAGCTAAACGAACAAGTAAAAGAAATAATTATAATGACCAGATGGAGCACAAAAGACATTATTGGACATATTATTGAGCTTTATGGAAACGACCCAAAGTTAAAAATTATTTCTATTCCAGATATTGACCCTAAAACAGGGAAAAGCAATTTTGACTATGAATATAATGGAATGTCGGTGGAATTTTTTAATGATCAAGCACTGACAATGGATGATATATCTTATAGATGTCTTTATAAGCAAGATCCAATAGAACGTGAGGGATTGCTTTATCCAGAAGACAAAATAATGAGGTACAAAGAACTTCCTAAAACACGAATTAAAAGAATTACTGGACAATGTGACACGAAATCCTCTGGTACTGATTTTTATGTGTTTCCTTGCCTGGTTGAATTTGAAGGATATGAGGGAACGTATTACTGCACTGATACTATATGCAACAATTCGGCAGATTACGAAAAACAATATGAAAATTCAGCAAATTTAATTGTCGATAACGAAATACAAGATTGCGATTTTGAAGCTAATCAAGGCGGAGATAGAGTTGCAAATGAAGTCAGAAAACGAGTAGAAGAAAAAGGCTGGTTATGCAATATATCAGACACTGCAACTGAAACAAACAAAGAAGCAAGAATATTTCAATGTTCTAGTTGGGTATTGCAACATATTGTGTTTAAAGATAGAAGCCTATATGAACCCAAGAGCGATTACGCAGAGATGATGAGTTGGTTGTTGAAATATTCAGTATCTAGTAAAAATTTGCACGATGATGTACCGGATGTTTTTTCAAATTTTGCATTAAGAATGAAAAGAGGAAATAGAGTAAAAAAGACAGTAATTATGTCAAGTCCAATATAACAGGAGGGAATTTATGGTAACAAAGGAAGTTTTATCACAGTATTGCGACTTACAGGAAGAAGTAAAAGAAGTAAGACTAAAGATAGAACGACTTGAAAAAGATATAAGTAAAATTGAAGCTGGAGAAATGGTTATAGATTCTGTTAGCGGCGGCGATGGTGGCAAACAGCATTTCAAGATTGAAGGCATACCCTTTCCAGAGTACAGCAGAAAGAAAACGCTCCTTTATGCCAGAAAAGCCACATTGCAGTTGCTTGAAGATGATTTGTTGGAAAAAACCAATGAGGTTGAAGAATTTATTGCAAGCGTTGACGATAGTAGAATGAGAAGAATAATCAATCTTAGATTTTTAGAAAATAAGACTTGGATTCAGATAGCACATATCATAGGTGGCAACACAGAAAGTAGCGTAAAAATGGCTTTTCAAAGATTTATTGAAAAAAAATAAAAGATGTTACGATTGTGACGAAAAAATTATGTATTATTACAATGAGCAAAGCAAATTTCATAAACATGTATAATCCTTATCGAAAAGCATCGTCATTTAATTATGGCGGTGCTTTTACTATGTAACGAGGTAACAATATGATTTTTTATACAAACAAAGACAAGTCAATTATGTGTCCGAACTGCCATAAGTTTTTGACTAAGGCAGACAGCAAAGACCCAAGAACACATAAGCTGGCGTGCAAACACTGCCGTAAATGGATATGGTATGTGCCTAACGATGATGATGATTTTCAGATTAAGGAAATACCACAAAGCAGAAGTTCAAGCGGTATGACATTTTATTAGAGGTGTAGATAATGCAGACAGGAAGAATTGTTATTTATACAGGTGCAAAAGAAATAACACCTGACAATATAATACCAATTTTGCGTGAAGCAATTTTGGAACATGATATTAATTCCAACAGAATACAGTTTCTTCTTGATTATGACGCAGGAATACAGCCAATAGTTAGGAAGAACGCAAAGACTTACAGACCGGACATTGACTGTGAGTGCTGTGATAATGTGGCTAACGAGGTCACAGAGTTTAATTTAGGATTTAAGTGGGGAAATCCTATAACGCTAGTTCAAAATGGCGACAATGAGGATTCTAACCTCACAAAAGCTATAGCAGAATTAAACAGTTGCTACGAATCACAGAATGCAAGGCAGAAGCAACAGGAACTTGCAAGATATGTTGAAATCGGCGGCGTTGGATATGTCCTCATTGATGTGAATACAGAATACGAGGATGGGGAAAGCTATTTCACATATAATGTATTAGACCCAAGAACAACATTTGTTGTAAGGTCAACAGCTTATAGTGATAAGAGGGTTATTCTTGCAGGTACTTATATCAAAGACAAACATAGTGGTACAAGATATTACACCTGTTTTACAAAAGATATTCGATATGAAGTTACGGATGGGGTAAAAATTACTAACGGAAAAAGTAAAGGGAAAACAAAATGGGGGTTTTTGGAGAGAAGCGGAGAAGAGAACCCATTACATAAAATTCCTATCATTGAATACACAAGGTCATTTGATAGAATGGGCTGTTTTGAACGGCAAATATCTGAAATGGATAACTTAAACCTACTCATTTCAGATTTTACAAATGATGTTGAACAGAACACACAAGCAGTATGGCACACAAATGATGTTGATTTCCCAGTTGAGCAAGAAACAACAGTTGATAAAGATGGAACGCAACGCATTACTGAAAAAGTAAGGAAACCAAAATCTGGAGAATGGATGCAGACCTACACATCAGCAGATGGCAAAACTCCAATAGTTGAGCCACTTGCAATCAATTACGATTACACAGGCATGCTTAACAATATCCAATCAAGGCGACAGATAATCTTGCAGAAATGCAATGTACCACAACGAAATGATAATAGCAGCGGCAGTACAGGAGTTGCAATGTCGGACGCTACAGGATGGTCGCAAGCTGAAACAGCGGCGGCGAAGCAACAGTTGATTACGGATGGTTGCAAAATGGAGGAGATAAAAGTTGTTCTTGCAGCTATCAAACTGTCAAACAATGTTAATAGCAGTAATCCATTACTTAAATTAAGGGCAAGAGATGTAAAGCCTAACATTAAGCGACAAAAAACTTATGAAATGTCAACCAAGGTTAATGCTATGGCAACATTAATAAGCCACGGATTTAGCCTTAAAGATACAGTTGATGCAATTCCATTCTTTGATGACCCTAACGATGTTGTAGCGAGAAGCGGAGAAATGGTTAAGGCATATCAAGACAGCATAATCAACAAAGACACACAGAACCAAGCAGAGGGCGGAGATGGTGAACAATCACCTAACAAAGACCGCACAATGCAAGACTTATCAGACCAGACAGAAAATAGTCCAGTTATAGATAAGAGCAGAACAGACAAATAAATTGATATTGAGCCACAGAGTAGAAATGCTTTGTGGCTTTTTATATGCCCTAGAGAAAGGGCAATACAAATATCGCAAGAAGTTGAGAGAACAACAAAAAACGCAGAAAGCAGAGGTAAAGAAATTATGGCAGATGTAACTAACACAACAACAGAACCAACAACTAATAATGAGCCACAAAACGAAGAACAGACACCTAGCGTAGAAGAACTTATGGCACAGCTTGCTAGTGAAAGAGCTGAAAAAGAGAGGTATAAGAACGCCTCTGATAAAGCCAGTTCAGAAGCAGCTAAGTATAAGAAAGAACTTCGCTCAAAGCAGACAGCAGAAGAACAGGAAGCAGAAGCAAAGGCAGAAGCTGAAAAGTTGCAGGCTGAAAAGTTCGAGAACATGAGCAAAGAGCTTAATCACATGAAAGCTGTCAACGCTTATCAGAAAGTTATAGGTGATGGAAAGGATATTGATTCTTTGATTGAGGCAGTTGCAGACGCAGACCATAGCCTTATAGCAACTGTAATCGCCAATGAAGTACAAAGGCAGGTTAAGGAAGCTAAGGCAGAGTGGCTTAAATCAAGACCGGCTATTAATGCAGGCGGTGGAGAAGAAAGCACAGTAACACAGGAACAGTTCAATAAGATGAATTACCACGAAAGGGTGGAGTTCAAAAATAAGAATCCGGAACTTTACAAGAAGTTCACAGAGTAGAAAACGGAGGTAAATAAACTATGCCACAGACTAAGTTAGCAAATTTAGTAGACCCACAGGTAATGGCTGATATGGTATCAGCTAAGTTACCAAAGAAGATTAAGTTCTCACCTATCGCAAGAGTTGATACAACACTTGTAGGCAGACCGGGAAGCACAATCGTTGTGCCAAAGTATGCTTATATTGGTGACGCAGAGGACGTTGCAGAAGGTGTTGCTATGGGTACAACAGTACTTACAACATCTACAACAGAAGCAAAGGTTAAGAAAGCAGGTAAGGCTGTAGAGCTTACAGATGAATCAGTGTTATCTGGTTATGGCGACCCACTTGGCACAGCTATCAATCAGATTGCTATGTCAATCGCTGCAAAGGTTGATAATGACAGCTATGACGCACTTTGCACAGCACCTATTGATTACGATGGAACAGCAGCGCCTATCAGCTATTCAGCAGTTGTAGCAGCTAATAGCAAATTTGATGATGAATCGGATTCATCACTTACAAAGATATTATTCATTAACCCAGCACAGGAAGCCACATTACTTAATGACGATGATTTTAAGAGCAATGACAAGTACCCACTTAATGTAATTATGAATGGCACTATCGGTTCTATCGCAGGAGCACAGGTTGTTAAGTCTAAGAAAGTTAAGCTGGTTAAGTATGAGCTTGACGATTCAACAGGAACAATCAATGTTGTAGCTGACACAACAAGCGAGGATACAACGAATGTTCATCTTGACACAGCACTTGCACATACGCTTAAGCCAAAGGGTAAGGAAATCAAGGTAGGTAGCAAGTTAAAGGCTGTTACAACAGAGTTCTACGCTTGTCCTATTGTTATCGTATCAGCAGAAGACCCTAACGAGGACACAGGTGCAGATGGCGTATCAGAGGAAGAGAACGCACTTACAATCTATATGAAGAGAAGCGTTGAGATTGAATCAGACAGAGATATTCTTGCAAAGACAACTGTTATCTCTGGTGATGAACACTATACAGCAGTCTTAAGCAATGATTCAAAGGTTGTTCTTGCTAAGTTCGGAAAGTAAGAGGTGTTTATATGTTATTAAGACGACATAAAATCAACGCCGCAAAGCAGAGCGAAGAAGTAACAGCAGATAATGTAAGACAGGAAGCTGTTTATGGAGATGAGCTTAAGTATGAGGAAGAACAGGACAAGTTTCCTGCTCAACCTACAAGCGATTACACAAAGACAGCTATTAAGCGTATGCCAACAGCGGACTTACAGACACTTGCCTTAGAACAAGGTGTTGAGAACGCAATGGAGCTTACAGGAGCAGAACTTAAAGAACTGTTAATTGAGAAATTAGGGTTATAGGAGCTGAAATTATGGAATACACTACATTAGAACAAACTAAAATCAGACTTAAACAATTTCATATTGATACAGTCACAAATGATGATGAAACAACATCTGATGTGGTCGTGTTCGATAGCAAAGAAGATAATCCGATAATCGAGCAACTCATTAAACAGGCTACAGAAGATGTAAAAGCAAGAAGAAATTACCCTGACAGCTACACAGACGAAATGATAACCGAGGACTTAAAGAAGTTTGAGAGTGTTATCGTTAATCTGGCTGTCTACGACCATTCACAGGCAGGTGAAGCATTCATGGCGAGCTACAATGAGAATGGTGTCAACAGAACTTGGAGAGATAGAGACAGCTTATTTGTTGGGGTATTTCCATTTGCCAAAGTATTATAACGCCTATAGGGCATTACAGAATATTAAAGAAGATTGTGCGTTACCAATATGGTAGCAGGCGGCACACATTAAGGGTGGTGGGTAGTGTGCCTATTAATTTTGCAGGAGATATAAAATGAAAGAATTTTTATTACAAACTTATACCGTAGTATTACCGATATTACTTGGCTATATAGTTTGGCTTCTGAAACAACAGAAAAAAGACAAAGACGCCAATAGTAAAGGCACAATGTTACTTTTACGAGTACAGCTTATCGAATATCACGATAAGTATATGAAAATAGGCGAAATTCCATCTTATGCTTATGACAATTTTGTTGAGATGTATAACGCATATCACGCATTGGGCGGCAATGGAATGGTAACTAAGATGTATAACGAAATACAGGAAATTCACTTAAAGAATGGAGGTAAAGATTAAAATGGATATAACATCAGTATCAACAGTAGTTGCAATCGTTGTAATAACATATCTGATAGGCTTAGGAGTTAAGGCAATCCCACACATTAAGGATAATTACATTCCTATAATCGTAGGCGTTGCAGGCGGTATCTTAGGCGTTGTAGGTATGTATGTAATACCGGACTTTCCGGCAAATGACATTCTTAATGCAATAGCAGTAGGAATTGTGTCCGGATTATCAAGCACAGGTGTTAATCAGATTTATAAGCAGGTAAAGAACAATGCTTGACATTAATAAGCAAGCTATGAAGTATTCACTTCAAGGGCAGACAGTAACTATCTATGAAAGAGATGATGATGGCAATATCCTTTATGAGGGATATACCGACACAGAGGGCAACTTCATTGCTTATCTTGATGATGAGGGAAATAAGATACCCAAAGTTCTTGAAGAGAAAACGGGATTTTCAGAGCCAGTCGATTTCAAAGCAAACATATCATTCAGCGGTGGAGAAGCACAGAGCAAGGAATACGGCTTTGATACCGCTGATTTTGACGCTATTTTGCTGACAGATAGGAATATGTTGCCTATTCAAAAAGGCGACCTTATATGGCTTAATAGCAAGCCTACATATACATCTGACAGTCTTGTTGATGAAACATCAGCAGATTTCACGATTGTAGGCATTAAGCCGGCATTGTATTCAACTAAGTATATGCTTAAAGCAGTTGTAAAGTAGGTGCATTATGGCAAGACATACAATTAATATATCCCTGTCAGAAAAGTCTGTAAATGAAGCTATCAGACAGCTACAACAGTATAAGCAGAGCATACAGTATAAATGCGAATTGCTTGTTGAACGGCTAGCAGAATTAGGCGACAAAGCGGCAATTATGAGTGTTAATGAAAGTCCATTAGGTAGGACAGTAACATTGAGAATTGACAGAAAGCCTATTCAAGATGGCTACCAAGCTATTTTAATTGCTACCGGTAAAACTGTTGAAGTAGAAGATAGAGAGCCATTTTACACACTATTAGCGATTGAATTTGGTGCTGGTATTTATTACAACAGCGGCAACGAGAACCCAAAGGCTAATGATTTTGGCTTGGGTGTAGGAACATACCCAGGGCAGATACACGCATTTGAAGATGGCTGGTACTACTTAGGTAATGATAATCAATGGCACTACACACACGGCGTTAAAGCTACAATGCCTATGTACAACGCCACAATAGAGATTATTAATCAGTATAAGCAGATAGCAAGAGAGGTGTTTAGTTAATGGCAAATGCAAACGATTGGGCGACAGACCTTGAGAACACAGTCACAGCACTTGTCAAGGCTAAAGCCCTAACACAGCTTAAAAAGACATATCCAAAGATAGTCATAACCAATGAGGGGGAAAACAGCGGTCAAGCAGCATTCCCAACAGTATACATTCATTTACTGCCAGCAGCTGAACAAGGACAAACGCTTGACGGACAAACAATAAACGCATTGTTAGCAACATTTCAAGTAGATGTTACCACTAACACAAGCAAATCTGATTGTCGCAAGGTTATGGCAGTAATTACAGATACATTCAAGACAATGAGATTCCAAGGCAATGCAATGCCGGAATTTTCAATCAGTAATAAAGTACATAAGAGTACCGCTAGATTCAGAAGAATGATAGCGGCAAATGACAGATTAATGTAACAAAGAGCAGAAATGCTCTTATTTTTTTGCGAATTTTTAGGAGGTAGACAATGGCAGATGCAGTAGCAGGATTAAGTACACTGGGCGTTACTTTCTCTTATGGAGTTGAAACAACAGCAGGTACAAAGCCAACATCATTCAAGTTACTTACAAGAATTAATTCTATTGATGAAATTACAGTAACACCAGAAGCGATAGACGCTTCAGCACTTGAAGATAAGCAGACAAGAAACATTGCAGGCAGAGATACAGTCACAGATACAGTTGCAGTAACAGTTAATAAGACAGACGCAACTATTGAAGAATGGAAAACTCTTATTACAGCATACAATGGATTAACAGGCGGTAAGAGAATGTGGTTTCAGGAGATTACTCCGGGCATAACAGACGCGGAGTTCTTTGTAGCACAACCACCATCAAAGTTACCAATCACAAGTAAAGAGCAGAACGGGCTTCTTACAATGGCTATCAACCTTATTATTGAGGATATGGTAGGAACAGATACAGCAGTAACCCCAACACCGGGGGAATGATAAGCCAATCGACTAAATCAAAGGCTGTGTTGATTGGTGACACAAACGCCAAAACAGCCGACTACACATCATATCTTGATGATGTAACAGAATAATTATTTTAAAAGGTAGGTGCGGTGTAAAATCCGCACCTTTCCCTATATGATGATAGGGTGGGAAAGGGTAAAAATTATGATGAATATTAATGCAAACGGAAAAGAATACAAAGTAGAGTTCTCTTTTGGTGCGGCAGAGTGTAAAGAGATAGTGCAGAAAATGTTTTCTGTTGTTAATGGTTCTTACTTACTTGCACAGACAGATAAAAGTGTTGCACAGGCTTCTTTTGATGGATTAGCAAATATGACAGCAGATGTACCAGAGATTTGCATTTTAGCCATTTATGCAGGCTGTATTGACAATAACCCAGTAACTATGGATGAAGCAAAGGAACTCACTAGAGCATATATTACGGAAAAGAGAAAGACAGATAAGAGTTACGGATATAGAACATTGTTTGAAGAAATCAAGAAAGCGATGGAAGATGATGGTTTTTTCGAGTTGAGCGGAATAACAGCGATGTTGGAAGAGATGGCGAACAATGTGGAAGAAGCAACACAGGAACAGAAGAAGCCGACAATAGTTCCACAAGACCACAAGAAAAAGCAGACTTCCACAAAATAATATGGGAAGAATACTTTGTCTTAGCCAGTTCGCTAGGCGTTAGTTATTCAGACTTTCTAAAAATGACACCTAAAAAACTATGGGCTGTTGTAGAGGGTAAGAAACTTGAAAGACAACGAATGGATTCAGATATATGGCTTGCAGTAGGCAACTACATACTCCCAGCAATCAAGATAGGCGTTAGAAGTGGTGCTTGGAGTAAAGACGAGTTTGAATACCCAGACAAACCTATTTATAGCGATATTAACAAAAAAGAGAACAGTGAAGATGAAATACAAAGAAAGAGAGAAGAGTTTGTTTTGAATATGAAAATACGCAAAGCAAACTGGGATTTAGCACACCCTAAAAATGATAAGCCGGAGGTATAAAGCGTGGAATTAGACAGTTTAGAAGTCAAAATTAAAGGCACATCTAAAACAGCTATAGATTCCGTAGAAAGTTTAATAACATCGCTACAAAAATTAGCAGGTTCATTAGCTAATATTAACGGAACTTCCTTATCTAGCTTTTCAAGTTCCTTGGGGCAACTTAGTACCGCTATGAAAGGAATGGATGTAAAGACAGCAGATTTTACAAGGCTTGCTAAGAACATCACAAAGATAGGTTCTGTTGATTCTGTTGCACTAACTAGCACAGCTACATCACTTCAAGCTGTCACAAAGGCAGTTGCAAGCATATCAGCTATTCCGCAAAATGCAACACAGGTCACAGAATTTGCAAAGTCGCTCGGTAAGCTAGGCAGTAAGAGTATAGAAAATGCCGTTGTAAACATTCCAAAGCTAGGCAATGCTTTAAATGGCTTAATGACAACGCTATCAAGAGCGCCAACAGTAAGCCAAAATGTTATTCAAATGACTAACGCATTGGCTAATCTTGCCAGTCAAGGTAGCAAGGTGGGTACTTCTTCAAACTCACTTCAAAAGTCGCTGTATGGCGTTTCTACAAGTGCTAGGACAGCAACTAAAAGCAGTTGGAATTTAGCAAGTGCAATAGGCAAGTTTTATGCCACTTATTTTATGGTAATTCGTGGCAGTAAGAAGCTTATAGAAGCCATCAAGTCAACAACAGATTACATTGAAGCGTTCAACTATCAAGCGGTTGCGTTCGGCAAGATTGGCTCGGAGTGGAATAAAGATTACGAAAAGTACGGATATGATAACGCAACAGCATATGCAGAGAGCTTCCAAAGTAGAGTAAATAATACTCTCGGAAAGCTGTCTGGTTTAAAAGTCAATGTTCAAGGTGGCTTACTTGAAGAAAGCGGAGCAAAGAACTTAGGACTTAACATACAAGAGATAACGCAGTACGCTTCACAGTTAGCTTCTGTTACGAACTCATTAGGACAGACAGGCGAAGCAACAACGGCTATAACAAAGTCAATGACAATGCTTGCAGGCGATATAAGCTCACTTTTTAATGTGGACTATTCAACGGTAGCACAGAACTTGCAAAGTGGTTTAATCGGTCAATCAAGGGCGTTGTATAAATATGGTATTGATATTACTAATGCTACATTAGCGACATATGCTTATAACTTAGGAATTTCTAAGTCTGTATCAGAAATGACACAAATGGAAAAACAGCAGTTAAGAGTGTTGGCAATATTAGACCAGAGTAAAGTATCTTGGGGTGATTTAGCTAATACGATTAACAGCCCATCAAATATGTTACGCCAGTTCAGCAACAATATGAAAGAGGTAGGAATGGTAGCAGGACAGCTATTTATCCCAATCCTTTCAAAGGTTATGCCGGTAGTAAACGGAGTAGCTATTGCAGTCAAAAGATTATTAGTTGGTCTTGCTTCTTTAATGGGCGTTAAGATTGACTTTGAAAGCTTCGGACAAAGTGGCTATAAAGACACATCAGACGGCTTAGAAGATATTTCAGATGGCTACCAAGATGTAGCTGATTCGGCAAAGAAAGCCACACTATCCCTTATGGGTTTTGATGAAATTAATAAATTGCAGGATGATACAAGCTCAAGCAAGGGTTCAAGCGGCGGTGGCGGTGGTAGCACTATTGATTTGACAGACGATATTGCTAAGGCGGCGGCAGAATATGAAGCGGCGTGGAATAAAGCATTTGCCAATATGGAAAATTCGGCAGTTGCTTGGGCTGACAGAATAGAGAAAGCACTTGAACCTGTTAAACAGATATTTAAAGACTTTGCTATCGGAGATTTTTATGCCGCAGGACAAGATACATCAAAGCTAGTTAGTGGCATATTTAACTGGTTTGCAGACGCTATTGATAAAGTTGATTGGTACGGAATTGGCAGAAATATGGGTGATTATCTTGCCGGAATTGATTGGGGAGAAGTTCTTTCAAGTGTAGGCAAGGCAATTTGGGAAGCAATAAAAGCAGCTATTGAAATGTGGCAAGGAATGTTTCAATCTGCACCTGTTGAAACTACAATTATGTCAGTTCTTGGAGTTATGAAGTTTACTGGCTTAGGCAAAAAAGTGGGCGAAAAAATATCTGACGCATTAAGCTGGAGCGCTATAAAAAAAGGAATAAAAAGTTTTTCTAGTAGCGGAGGACTATTAGAGAGCTTACAAACTATGCTAACAACGGACTTATCCACAATTATGCAAGCTGGTACTGCTGGGGAAATAGGCTTAACAATCGGTACAGGTATTATAGGCGGCATTGGTGCGGCTATTGGTGGATTTAGCTTAGGAAACAAGTTAAATGAAGCACTCACAGGCGAGAAGATAGACATGTCAATGTTTGACCAATTAGCATATCTTATAAAAGCGCCATTTGAAGATTTAGACAGCTTTGTTGATGGAGTAATAGAAACTATCACATTCGGGCATAAAGATGATATAGCAAATTGGTGGACTACAAGTGTTGCGCCTTGGTTTACTAAGGCAAAATGGGGAGAATTAGGCGACAATGCTAAAACTTCATTAAGCAATGCTTGGAATAGTTTTTCTAATTGGTGGGGCAATACAGCTATCGTAGGTTGGTGGAACAATAGCGTAGCACCTTATTTTACAAAAGCAAAATGGCAATCTCTTGGAGATAACGCAAAGGGTAGCTTAACTGATAGTTGGACTTCGTTCAATAATTGGTGGAGTGGCACAGGAATATATAATTGGTGGAATGATAATGTCTCACCATATTTTACTAAAGAAAGATGGGGCAACTTAGGTGAAAATATTAAGAATAGCTTATCTAACAGTTGGGATAGTTTTTCTAACTGGTGGAGCGGCACAGGCATATATAACTGGTGGAATAACCACGTAGCACCTTACTTTACAGCAGACAGATGGAACGATATGGCAAGCGGAATAATGCAAGGACTTAAAAGCGAGTGGTATAACGTACTTGATTGGTGGGATAGCAAGCCAGAACTTCACAGAATATCAGTTGCAATAGAAGATTTCTTTAGTTATATACGAGAATTATGGCATAACCTAGAGGACTGGTGGAGCGACTTGTCACTTAGATTTCCTCATATTAAAATGCCACATTTTAGCATTGAGGGCGAATTTAGTCTTATGCCTCCAGAAGTTCCTCATATTGGTGTTGATTTCTATGCAAATGGTGGATTCCCAAACAAAGGACAGTTGTTCGTTGCTAATGAAGTTGCACCTGAAATGGTCGGTACTATGGACGGAAGAACAGCGGTAGCCAATCAACAGGAAATTACAACAGGTATTGCTAATGCAGTTTATCCAGCGGTTTATAATGCTGTTAGGGCGGCTATGGCAGAAAGTAGCAATAACGTCAATGTAACACTACAAGGTGACGCTGATAAATTGTTTACAATGGTACAGGATAAAGCTAATAACTACACTAATATGACAGGGCAAGCGGCTTTTCCATATTGATAAGATTTGCGTATTGTGTTATTCTTTTACTATAAAATAAAAGCAAAGGGGTAACGCATTATGGCAGAAAAGAAAGTAAAGAAAAAAGATAGTAAGCTAAGCATAGCGGCGGCAATCACAGCACTATTTATATTTACAATCCCAATAGGTTTTATATTGGCTATTGTGGATTTAATTAAAAGTAAAGGCGACAAGTCACAAAGACACTTAGGCTCTTACTTCGCAATAGTATCATTCATACTATTTCTGATAGTCGCTTTTAGCAATGGAAGTAGCAATAATTCTAATAATAGTAAGGCTACAAAACAAGCTACTACAACGCAACAGAATACAGATACGGCAACGAATAATGATACAACGCTTAAATACATTAAGCACGAAGTAATTACAGATGACAATGATAGAGAAGTTGTTGTTGTCTATTTTGATTTTGCAAACAATTCAAAAGACAATGAAGCATTTATTTACAACTATAATGTTACTTGCTTTCAGAATGGCAAGGAGCTTGACTATCCGTTAGCTAGTTTTGATGTTGACGAATATAACAATGCGGCAAGAGAATTACAGACAGGTGCCAATATTACAGTTGCTAGGATATACATACTAGAAGATAAGAGTGATGTTGATTTAGAAGTGACAGCTTGGGGCTCAAGCAAGAAACTTATGAAGCTGACATTAAAAGTAGAATAAAAAAATCAGAACAAGTTGGGTAGACCTGTTCTGATTAGCACGTATGAGTGAATGTAAATTAACTCATACCAATAATAACAAATAAATAGCAAAATGACAAGGACATTTCACTTAATTGTGAGGTGTCCTTTTGTGTGCTTAGGAAGTGAGGTTTTACTATGAATTTTATACAATACATAAAGCAAGCGTGGAAAGCTGGCACTAGTGGCGGTACTCCATTAAGTCCAGACAGACTTAATCATATGGAAGATGGCATTAAGAATAACAACGATATGATAAGTGAGCTAAACAACAACAATATAACTAATAATATTTGCACTAATTTATTAAAACCAACATTGCAAACAACTACCAAAAATGGAGTAACTTGCACAAATAACAATGATGGTACGTACACGTTCATTGGTACTGCAACAGCAGAAACAGAATTTACATTTAGCACTATAAAGTTAAAGTATGGAAAATACAAACTGCTCGATGCACTCGGATACCAACGAACATCTAACAATGCATGGGTTAAAACTCTACACGATGGCGATATTTTTGAAGTTGATGCAGATAAACCAATATTGCAAATACATATGCATTTTGCACAAGGTACTACAGCAAATAATCTTAATAAAAAACCAATGATAACTACAAATCTTAACGCAACGCATGATGATTTTGTATCTTATACTGGTAACACAGGACGGCTTAATGCAGATGTTGCTCTGTTGAACAACAATATATCAAATACAGATAATAAAATTAAAACTTATTATATATCAACACCTACTGAGTTGACATTTAAAAAAGGTACTTATTGGGTATTTATTAATAAAACGCAATATTCACAAAGCAGTATTTGGACAGTTGATTCTTCTGAGAATTTACCTGTCGCTCTGGCAAATCCATCTGGTGAAAAAATGACAAAAGTGTTAAATGATGATAATACTATGACAATTAAGTGGAATAATGCATCATATGCAGCTGTTTCATTACTTAAAGTTGTTGTTAATTAACTTGTTGTTTAATTAACTTAATGAATAAAAATTCAAAATGGGTATTGAAATAAAATGTTAGCAGTAGGGGCAACTTGAAAATATAAATATATAAAGCTAAGGGAACGTATCGGAGAGATATGTTCTTTTTTTGTTACCCATTTTTAAGCAGAAAGGGGCGATTGAATGATAAGTGCTGTAATTATCGAGGGGGTGACATTCCCAGTAGCATATAACGGCTATACGTACACTAGGGCGAAAATTTGGTCTAAAAATACTGGAAGAAACGATGTTGGAGATTTGGTTGGTACGTTGGTGTGTCTTAAGGATAAGGTAGAGATACAATTACCGCCACTAACGGGACAGCAAGCCAAAGTACTTGATGATGTAGTGAGTGATGTTAATAACCCATTCCCAACAGCACAAGTCCTATTCTTAGGCGGCACACAAAAGGAAATGACAATATACACAGGAGATGTGACATATCCGTATCTTACAAGGGCAAAGAATGAGGACGGATTGATAGTCGGAGCAAAATTAAGTTTAATTCAGAAATAAGGAGATTAACTATGAAAATAACAGGAAATGAAGTTTTAGCACATTATGAAGCACTTGCAAGTGTAGCACAGCTTAAAATGGGTGGCAGATTAGCAGTTGCCATTATGTCTAACATTAAGATGTTAGAGCCACACTTTAAGGCAGTTGTAGAAACGATAGAAAAGATACGCGAGGAAAATAAAGATAACAACGATAAGATAAAATCAGAACTTGAAGAACTAGGAGAACAAGAAATAGAAGTATCTGAATACACAAAAGTTGATATAAGTGCATTTGATAGTTGTGAAGCCATTGAGCCAGCTAAGATTATCGCACTTAGCTTTATGATTAACGATTAATCAGCAGAAAGGAGCAACCTAATGAAAAATATTAATTGGGGTGCGGATTTCAATTTGCTGTATGCAAGATATTACAGCAAATATTTAGTTGACGGAAAAGAATACAATCAGACACTTAATGAGTTTAAGTACAGCAATATAATCAATCCGAATAATAGCATTTCCATAGGTAACACTTGCAGTAGCAGTGTTACCTTTTCTATTTACAATCCAGAAATCACACTTGAAAATAAGGACATAACTATTTTTGAGGGCGTTAAGGACAATAGCGGAATTGAGTATGTACAGATAGGTATATTTACTGTAACTAAAGAAGAGAGTAACGGCGAATACACTAAGTACACAGCTTATGACAAGATGTACAAAGCTGAAAAAGGTTATTTTTCTGAATTAACTTATCCTAGTACGGATAAGGCTATTTTAGAGGAAATCTGCACAAAATTAGGCATACAGTTAGCAACTAGCATAACAAGCACACATACAATTACAGATAAGCCGCAAGGCTATACAATGCGTGAAATGATTGGCTATATGGCTACGCTACAAGGCGGCAATGCGGCTATTAATTCTGACGGAAACCTTGAAATTAAATGGTATAAGGATAGCGGCTATGTGCTTGACGGACACCAATACTATCAGCAAGGGGTTACTTTTACCACTAGCAAGGATTTTACAATTAAAAAGCTGACTTGCAACAATACGAAGTCTGGTGATAGCAAAACAAGTGAGATAACCGCCGGCGACGGAACGACAGGACTTAGCTTTGCTAATCCATTTATGACACAAGAAATTCTTAATGAAGTCTATAACAAGATAGGTGGCTTTCAGTTCAGACCACTAACAGTTAAGTTTTTAGGTGATTGGCGATTAGAGGTAGGCGACATTATTACTGTTAATAAGGGCGGCGTTGATTACAAAGTGCCTATAATGCAGATTACACACGAATGTGACGGCGGTTTAATGGATACAGTTACATCTATTGGGCAATCTGACACAGAAAACAGCAACATTGCTAGTGGACCGATAACCAAGCAGATGGAACGATACTACGCCGATTTAGTTTTAATCAACAAGGCAGTTATTGAAAATGCTGATATAACTAATGCCAATGTTGAGAACTTAAAGGCGCATCAAGCGTATATAGACCAGTTAAAAGCTAATAAGATTGAAACTGTCACAGCGGAAATTGTTAATTTGACAGCAAGTAAAGCTACAATTAATGAAGCTAATATTGCTAAGTTACAAGCGGATTATGCACATGTAGGTGTGTTAAACGCAGATGTAGCAGACATTAAGACCTTAATGTTTGGTTCGGCGACAGGCAAGAGCTTAACAACAGAATTCGCTAATGCGGTTGTAAGCGTTATCGGCAATGCACAGATTAAGGACGCTATGATTGACAGCATAGCCGCGAGCAAGATTACAGCACTTGACCTTAATACTACTAAATTTAAGGTTCATAGTGAAAATGGAATGTCTTATTGGCAAGACAATACAATCATCATCAAAGATACTGACAGAATAAGAGTTCAAATAGGTAAAGACGCTAATTCGGACTACAATATGTATGTCTGGGATAAATCTGGAAATCTTATGTTTGATGCCTTAGGACTTACAGAAAAAGGCGTTACAAGAAAAGTTGTTCGTGATGATATTGTTCAAGATAATGCTAATATCAATGCAAGCAAGCTAGATATTGAAACACTATTCAATGTTATCAATAACGATAATACACATACACTTAAGAGCAATAAAATTTATCTGGACAACGAGGGACAGACACTTAATGTTATTATGCAGGCTATCAAGACTGGCGCTGACAAGGATTACACACAATGGGGCGGTATGATGAAAGTTGCTAGTGATTTTATCACTAACAAGCTGTGGTGGACTAGTAATGTTGATAACGAAAGCATTCAGACTAAGTTTTCTACTGTTAATCAGAAGTTAGATAGCTACGAAATCACATTATCTGACTTATACCAACAAACAAATGATAATTTTATGGTGTATACAGTTACAGAAACACCTAGCAAAGATAATTATCCAGCTGTTAACTGGTTCATACCTATTTATCCGTCAGATGATTTATTTCCAAGCGATAATCTTACTTGGACTTTTAGCAATGATGAATATGCTAAACATCGCGGTGCAATAGCATACAACGAAACAGCTCAAAAAACTTGGCGATGGGTCAAAGATGATAAGGGTAATTGGAATTGGAAAGAGGTATCTAACACACAATTAGCTTATATGCTTAATCAGAACGCTAGCCTTAAGATTAATCTTGATAGCATATCAACAGAATTAACGCAGACAAAGAAAAATCTGACAGATAATTATAGTACAACAACTACTATGATTAACAAAATTACGCAGGAAATTAATGATAATGGTTCAAGTATTAGTTTGGCACTTAGTGGAACTTACGCTAAGTCGAGCGATTTAAAAAGTTATGCAACCAAAACAAGTCTTGATTTATACATCAAAAAAGACCCTAAAACAGGTGAGCTTAAGAGTGCTATAGAAGCTATTGCAGATACGATAAATATAACTGCAAGAGGTGGTCTTAACCTAAGTGGTAATAGATTTACATTAAGTAGTACAAATACCAGCATTACCGCTGACGGAACAATAACAAGTAATAATATAATTGCGAATTATGGGAAGATTGCGCAGTGGAATATAGCTAATAATTCTATTAATTCTACTACGCCAGATAGCAAGTATTGGGCAGGAATGACAACTCCATCAAAAGGAACGGATTGGACATATGCTGTAATGCATAATGAAAATACAGCAAGCAACCCCGTTTGGAAGGAACAATGGTATGTTAGGGCAGATGGACTAATGTATGCTGCCAACGCAGTTATAACAGGAACGGGTTATTTTGCTGGTGGTACGATTGGTGGCTGGGATATTACATCAAATTCAATTCGCAAATTTACATCTGATAATAAGTATTGCGTAGGTATGAATATACCAGAAAAAAGCGATAGTTGGGTATTTGCCACCTTAACAAATGAGGGAACTACTACTGAAAAATGGAAAGAAAAGTGGTATGTTCGTGCTGACGGATTGATGTATGCAAGTAACGCTGTCATATCTGGAACTGGATATTTAACAAGTGGAAAAATCGGCGATTGGAACATTCAGGGATATTTACAAGCGGATACTTTAGCAAATGATGGGTATCTAAGACGTGTTTGGATGTCACCTTATCAGCAAAATTCTGGTGACAGCACTTGGGTATATTCAATTCAAAAAGGAATTCAAGCAGGAAACACCCCACAATATCTCAGTCCTCTTTGGGTTGTTTATGGCAGCGGTAATATGTTAACACAAGAATTAACCACTCAAGGAAATTTAACTGTAGGTAGCAATGGTAATCCACGAGTTGCAAGTTTTTATTGTGACAATCCTAATTCAACTCAAGCAGCAACAAATGTCAGAATATTTAATTCAGAAAGCAACTCAACATTTTATACACAGACAGAGCTTTCTTTGACAGGTTCTATGATTGCTAAGTATTCAATTACTGCAATGGGCGGTTTTATTGGTACAATAGCTTCGGACTCCGACAGAAATGTAAAAAAAGATATTAAGGCATTAGAAATAGAACAAACTGCCAACTTTATATATAGCTTAATTCCAAGCGAATTTAGGATGAAAGATGGTACTTCTAACCGATTGCACCACGGCTTTATCGCACAGGAAGTTAAAGAAAAAATGGGTGATAGCGATTGGGGGTTATTTATAGATAAAAAAGTTAATGACGATAACTACGAGATACAAGTTTCAGATGAAGTCGGAAACACAACTAAAGAATTAACAGCAAGATACGCATTACGCTATGATGAATTAATAGCGGATTTAGTTGCAACTGTACAATCACAGAATATGCGTATTAAAAAATTAGAAAAGCAATTAAGTAATTAAGGACATCTTCGGGTGTCCTTTTTTAATACAAATTAGGAGGTAAAACACAATGTTAGACATCAACTCATCAATTCAGAAGAACGGAACATTATCCATTCAAAATTCAGACGGAACACTTAAGCAGGTGGCTTATCTGTCAGCCACAATAAGCGAAAGTGGCACAGTTAGTATGTCAGCTAGCTTTAATGATTTTGCGGCATACTTAGCAAATGATACAGCACTAGATGGTGAGCTTAAGAGCTTTCTTGATGGTGTTAAAAACACTTACAAGGCAACATACAGCACAGAAGATAACATAGTTAGTTCAGATGTAAATATAGCAGGGACAACAGAAAGTGAGGTATTTTAGTTATGATTAAATGTGGAGATTTTTCAGCGTGGAATGGTGTAGTTGACTGGAACAGAGTTAAGGCGGCAGGGCTTACTCACGCTATCCTTAAAGTTATCAGACGCGACTTTGAGCCGGATGAGCAGTTTGAAAACAACTGGAAAGGCTGTCAGTTAGCAGGCGTGCATATCTGCGGTGTATACAATTATGTTTACACGCCAACAGTAGAAGAAGCTATCGCAGCGGCTAAAAGAGTATTAGAGGTACTTGACGGACGTAAGGTAACAGTTTGGATGGACGTTGAAGATACTTGTATGCGAAACTTAGGTTCAGAGCTTATTGATATTATCAAGGCTTACAAAGAGGTTATTGAGGGTGCAGGATATGACTTTGGCGTATATACTGGCTTATCATTCTATGGTAGTTACATCAAGCCCTATACAGACCCTAGCGACTTAGATTGTCCGTTCTGGATAGCACGTTACTACTTAGGCTATGATGAAATGCAGTTAAATGATGATGTTAACACAGATAAGACACCCAGTATCGACCATTATCTTGCGGGGTGGCAGTATACTTCTAGCGCAAGAATTGACGGAGTAGACGGAGCTTGCGACTTGTCAGAATTTTATGGCTTTCATAATGATGAAGATAACACAGAAGATAACAATGAAGAGGATAACACAGAGGATAGCACAGATGAACACGTATATGCTACATACGCCGCTTATACAGACAGATGGTGGGGTGAAGTAGAGGACAGAGAAGATTGGGCTGGTGCAGGCGACAATAAAGCTATCACAGCACTTATTATCAAGGTTAGCAGAGGTTCAGTTAAGTACAGAGTTCATACACTTAATGGTGATTGGCTTCCTTATGTTACAGATTTCAATTATAATGATTTCTACAACGGCTTTGCAGGCGACCAGAAAACACCGATTGACGCCGTAGAAATCATCTACTATACACCAGAGGGTGAGCCTTGGAAGTACGCAAAGTATATGGTATCTGTATTCAACAACCGCAACTTTTATCCAGAACAGGTAGATGATGAAACATCAAATGGAATGGACGGATATGCAGGCGTTATGGGTAATGCAATCGACAAGTTCCAGTTAGTTGTCGAATAGTGTCAGAATAACACGACCGAAAGTATTTGAAATATACTAACGATAAATGTATAATAAACTTGTCTTTGAGAAAAGACCCTTAAACATTTTCAAGTTCTGGCAGGCGATATTGTTTGATTGGCGTTGGCAATATCGCCGCTACACTTGACACAATAGAACGTGTGTTCTATAATAATCGTATCGCTATCAAACGTGCAAAGGCAAGAGAGGGGAGTGCAGGTTTATGAGTAATGAGGAATACAGACAAAAGATAACAAAAATGATTAATAAAATAGAAGATAACTGGATATTAGAACAAATATTTAAGTTTATATGTAATATGACAAAAGAGAGGGCGTAAACCCTCTCTTTCTTACTTTTCGTCTAGTAATTTCTTTGCGATACTTTCCAAGCATTCCCAATCTTTAGGTTCAAGCCTTGCCAATGCACTAACAAGCTTCTTTTCAAAGCTGTTATCGTTTAATTCCATAACTTCATTAACAAAAGCACCAATCTCTTGTTCTCTTGTTCTCGATTTGAGCATTTTCCCATTGCCAGTTCGCAGCCATTCTTCATTGACATTAAATTCTCTGCAAATATCAGAAATAGTTCTGTCTGATGGAGTTTTTGTTCCGATTTCCACTTGGGCAATAAAATTTCTCGACAAACCGATTCGCTTAGAGAATTCTTCTTGTGTCATACTTAAAGACTTTCTTAGGCTCTTTATCCTTTCATTCATCTTCAAACCTCCTTTCATCATTACTATACAACAAAAAAGTCCCTAAGTCAACAAAAAACTATTGACAAGATGTTTCTAGGGGACTATACTATGTTTACAAGGTCAACAGAAAGGAAGTGAAAACAAAGAATGAAAAAGTTAAGACTTTGTGACATAGCATTAATAACATCAATAATCGCTGTTGTTATTGCAATATTGAATATTTCACTTACGATAATTGACTTACTATTTTGATTATTAAATCAGATAAACTGATTATTATTGCAATAATTGAAATCGCAAGTGAAATTTTTGAGTATTTACTAGAAGAAGCAGCATTTTTATTAGCAGTGTCTGCTAATGATTGAGCGGATTTAGCAGTATCTTGTGCTGATTGAGCCAATTTTTCTAAAGCAGGAACAGTATTTTTTAAATATTCTGATTGACTTTCCATTAATTCATATGGAGATTTGCCTTTTTCATAATTAGGCATTTTCATATTTGGAACTGTTGGCTTGATAAACATATCATCTAAATTTGGATGATTTGGAACATATTGCATAGTAGTACTCCTTTGTTTTTTTTAACACATTATATCACAGAAAGGAAGTGAATTGAATGAGTGAAAAGGAAAAGGAAATCATCAAGAAGTTATCCGATACAATACCAAAACTTGATGATAGCAAGAAAAATTACATTCTTGGTGTCGCTGAGGGAATGGCAATGGTAAGAGAGAGCGAAAAGACAGAAAGAAAGGAGTAAGAATGAGTAAAATTAAAAAATGTGTAAGCATATTTTTGAATAAGCATTTTGTGAAATGGAAATTTTTACAGAGTACATTTGTTATTCCATTTCAAAAAAATGGGAAGATGTATTTGCATATTTCACAGGTTTGTGAAAACGGAACAAGAGTTATAAAAAGAACTTTCCTCATTGAGCATTTGGTTGATGATAACTTGGCGGTTACGAACCAAACACTCGCAGAGGAAGAAAGAGTGTTTAAAAACCCTACATTATTTTAATCCATGTAGTATATCCACACTCATCGCACTCTGGTAATGTTTCACCACGATGTTTTATAGAAACAATTCCGTTGTCGTTTTCGTTACCACACTGCATACATACATATGTACCACAGTTTACAGTGTCGTATGTACTAAATGTTTCAGAGTAATGATTATCCATATTTTCACCTCTTTTCTCAATAGAATAAGAGGATTATATCACAAATTACAGATTGAGAGGTAATAACAATGAATGAAGTTCAGATTGATTTATTAAAAAACTATATACTTGAGGATTTAGAAAAAGCAAGAAAAAGCGACATATCTGCAAAAGAAAAGGCAGAATTAGAAATTTCAGCTTTAAGAGCACTTGTAGAGCTAGAAAACAGTCCGGTAGCCGCAAGAATTGACAAGGCTTATGAAGCTTTTACGACACAGCAGAATAAAATAGATATTAATAAAAATTTTTATGATAAGGTTACTGAATATTGCAACGAAAAGAAAATGCCAATATCAGTATTTGAGAAAATGTGCAGCATTGGTAATGGAACGTGTGGTCGTTGGAAAGATAGTATGTCATCTCCAACATTAACTACTATACAGAAGATTGCAGAAGCAACAAAAATTCCGATTGAAAAATGGGTTAGATAAGAAAGGGTATATTTATGGAGTTACAGATTTTTAGCAATTCAGAGTTTGGAGAAATCCGAACCATTACTAAAGATGATGAACCTATGTTCTGCTTGGCTGATGTGTGCAAGGCATTGGAAATATCAAATGTAGGAAATGTTAAGCAGAGGTTATCTGAAAAGGGTATCCATACTGCGGATACCCTTACAAAGGGTGGAATGCAGAAAATGATATTTATTAGCGAGGCTAATCTTTACAAGACAATCTTTCAGAGCCGCAAAGAAAGCGCAGAGAGATTTACAGATTGGGTTACATCAGAGGTACTTCCGTCAATCAGAAAGACAGGCAGTTATGGTATGCCAAAGACAACAGGCGGTCAGATACAGTTATTAGCACAGGGCTATACAGAACTTGAACAGGCTGTTAACTCTATCAAAGAAGATATGACAGAGCTTAAGGATAACACACCTCTTTACGGCTGTGAGATTGATGAGGTCAAACAGCACGTTAATAGAAAAGGCATAATTGTACTTGGTGGCAAGGATAGTGAAGCTTATAAGAACGGCAGTATTCGCAGTTCAGTATATTCTGACATATATAAGCAGTTAAAACGTGAGTTTGGTTGCGTAACAACATATAAGAGCATAAGAAGAAAGTACATTGATAATGTACACAAGTTTATAGATGATTATGCGTTGCCTATGGTCCTTGCTGAACAGGTAAAAGAAGCTAACGCACAGATGAGTATGAGTTTTTAAGGAAAGGAGTAAGAGTTGAAAAGACAAAGATACACAATAACAGACAAAAACGGAAAAAGCGTAATTGCCGAGAAAGAAGCTTCTCGTTTTATAAGCATTGATGAATTTGCACAGCATATCGCTATGGATATTGTGGATGATTACAGAAATATTAAAAGCGGCGATAAGCGCCTTGAAGAAACTAACATTGAGCTATCAATCAAAGTACTTACCGCCATTTCCCCAGTGATTGAAGCGTTTAGAAGTGCTTCAGGTTACGGAACGGATTACACACAGGAAGTTGGCAAGTCAGCGTTTTAAGAAAGGAATGTGTTTATGGAAAAAGAAGTGCAGGCAACACCACAGTATAGTATATCAGTAGAGGAATTGATAGCAGAAAGAAACAAGTTGGAAATCTCTATTGCGGCATACAAGAAAGCAAAGAGAGACAGTAGGATAGCTGAATATTTATGGATTTTATCAGCAATATTATTTATTGTGCAAATGATATTTCAGCTTATTAATTAGAAAGGAGTTTTAGCAGATTGATATTTATTATTTCTGAAAAAGGCGAAAGAGAGCAGATTAATGAGGTGGAAAAACTTGAAATCCTGGCACACATTGGCAGAAGAACAAGTTACCTCTTAGGAAGAAATAAGAATTGTGAACTCTTAAGAAGAGTAGTTGTAAAAGATATTTTAGGGCAGTTAAAGCACGAATACGGGTGTGGTTTGAGTGAACTTAAAAAGAAGTACATAGCAGACACTCACGATTATATCGACTGCTACGAACTGCCTATGATAATGAAAGAGAAATATAAGCTATGATACAGGGGTTTATGTTGGGTGTTGTTGTCGGAATGATACTAGAAACTATATGTATTGTAGTTACAACATTAAAGATTAAAGCAAAAGAAAGGAAAGAACAGTATGAAACAGGTAAATGAGAAAGTAATAACAGTACAGGATTGTATTGATATGTACGAGAAAAAGGATATGTATACAGTTATTGACGGCGGTAAAGTTGTTGGATTTGTAGAAAAGAGAGAGGAGAACTAAAGATGAAAGAGAGAAATAACAATATTACAGTTTTTGGGTTAGTTGCAGAAGAACCAGCTTTCAATCACGAAGTTTTCGGAGAAAAATTCTTTAAGATGATGGTTTCGATTGACAGGGTCAGCGGAAAAGTAGATACACTTCCTGTTCTTATATCTGAAAGAATTGTAGATATGAACGAATTAAAAGCAGGTACTTGCGTAATGATTACAGGAAGAATAAGAAGCTACAACGAGCATATAGGTGAAAAAAGCAAGTTAATATTAGCAATCTTTACTGAAAATATAGAGATATATGAAAACGAGGAAGAGCCGCCTTTTAATAATGATGTAGTTCTTAGAGGCTTTATCTGTAAAGAACCTATATATAGGGTAACACCGCTTGGAAGAGAAGTAACAAATGTTCTCATAGCTGTTAACAGAGCATATGGCAAGTCAGACTATATACCTTGCATAACTTGGGGCAGAACAGCTAAGTTTGTCGGTCACTTGCCAGTAGGAACACATATAGAAATGACAGGTAGGTTTCAGTCAAGACCTTATGCGAAGAAGATAAGCGAAGATGAAGTTGAAAACAGAGTAGCTTACGAGGTATCAGTAGGCAGAGTTGAGATTGTAGAGGAAAAGGAGAATGCTGATGAATAGTGATATTACAGTTTCGGAATTAGCTGCTATGGCAGCAGATAATGAAAAGCGTTGTCAAGTATGGCATCCAGTTCAAGGTGTTATATTTGATGGCACGTTTGATGAACTTGACAGACGGCATTATCTGGCAGATAAGACAGTTGATAACTTCTCAATAGAAGATGATGTATTCATTATGAATATATAAATAAAGAAAGGATATGTTTATGGAAAGAGCGATTTTAAAAAAGGTAGTTCTTGAAAACTTTATGTGCTACGCACACGCAGAGTTTGATTTTTATGCCATTACAAAGATTATGACTAAGAATGGCAAGGGCAAGTCAACTATTGCCACAGCTTATCTGTGGTGCTTGTTTAACTGTGATTATGAATTAAAGGATAATCCGGTTGTCAGACGAGAGGTTGACGGAAAGTCCGTTGATGATATGGATACAAGTGTTGAACTTACACTTGATGTTGACGGAAAAGAAATAACTATGAAGAAAGTGCAGAAGCGTACTTACAGCAAAGATGGCAGCAGTTATAAGGACGATAACAAGTACTTTATCAATGATGTGCCTAAGACTTTAAAGGATTTCAACGCATATCTTGATGTTGATATGAATGTGTTTAAGATGTGCAGTAATGTAAATGCTTTTCTTAATCAGAAACCGGCAGAAATGAGAGAATACTTATTCGGGCTTGTAGGCGATGTTACAGACCTTGATATAGCTTCACAGAAAGCTGAATTAGCCGAGTTAGTTCCTTTATTAGAGAAATATACAACAGAAGAATTATCAGCTATGAACAAGGCTACAAAGACCAAGATTACAAAGGATTTACCTATTCTTGACGGACAGATTAAGGAAAAGGAAAGAGATATACAGCTTAAACAGGCTGTTGATGTATCTGACCTTGAATTACAGAAAAACAGCCTTAAAGAGCAGATTGCTGATTGCGTGGCAAAGCAGACTGACAATGACAAGCTGATGGCTGAATATGACAAGGCTAGTTCGGATATTCTTAATCTTAAGTTTGAACTTAGTGATATGTCACGCAAAGCTAATGAAGAAAATATCAAGGCTAGGAGAGATATTGAGAATAAGATTTCTGAAAAGAAAGATTATCTTATTAACATAGCTAATACTATTCAGAAGAACAATTCTGAAATATCTGGTTATCAGAATGACATTGAAAGTGGAACGAGAGAAAGAAACAGGCTTGCTGATGTTTGGAAGAAGATTAAAGAAGAAAAATTCAATGACAATACAGCAATTTGCCCTACTTGCCGCAGAGAACTGCCAGCAGAAGAAATTGAAAGCCTTAGAAGTTCATTTGAAAAGACAAAAGCTGACAGACTAGCAAAGGTTGAAAAGGACGGATTAGAAGTTAAGGCGGATGTTGATAATGCAAGAGATATGATACCAAAGCTGGAAAAATGTAACGAAGAAAATATTGCTAATCAGCAGAAGTTGGAAGAAGAAGTTGCAGACCTTGAAAAGCAGTTATCAGAACTTCCACAGGAAATTGATGTGACAGCCACCGAAGAACACAAAGCACTTGAACAGCAGATTGCTGAAAAAGAAGAGGCTATGCACAAGGCTAACGATATTTTGACGATTAAGGCAGAATTAAAGTCACAGGAAGCAGCTTTAAGGCAGCAGTTAGCAGAATGTGAAAGCCAGATTGCAAAGGCTGATACGGCAGCAGATGAACAGCGACTTGAAGAATTAAGACAGATAAGGACTGATTCTGAACAGAATAAGACCAATGCCGAGAAAATCCTTGACTTACTTGACGAACTGGATAAGGCAAAGAATGAAGCCTTGACAGAAGCAGTAAACAGCCATTTTGGCTTGGTTAAGTGGCAGTTGTTTGAATATGCCAAGAATGGTAATTACAAGAGTTGTTGCATACCTACTGTTGACGGAAAGAGCATTTTAACAACTATGAGCAACAAGGGCAACAGGATTTTAGGCAGAGTTGATATTTGCAACTCAATTCAGAAGATTAGTGACATATCAGTGCCTATTATCTTAGATGATTCTGAAAGCCTTAGTACGGATAATCAGAAGAAAGTTGCCGAAATGGTAAATAGCCAGTTAATCATGCTGATTGTTAATGATAGCGAGAAATTAGAGATTGTGGAGGGATAATATGAAACTTTATTTTTACAAATTGAATACAGATGAAAGACACGGAAAAGTAGGAATTACAGTGCAGGTTTGCGAAGCAGAAGAGAAACCTAAGACATACAAGTCTGTTGATAGAATTTTTCCAAACTACTTAAGTACAGCAAGAAAAGATGATGTTGGGCGAATAACTGATTTTGACCGCATGTTTCTTACAGAACCTAACTTTGAGTATGTCAAGGATAAATTTAAGAAGCGTGCAGAATCAAGGATTGCGCAGGCAAAAGAAAAACTTGAAAGAGAAGAAAAGGAATTAAAGATAATTGAGGAAAGCGAGGGATAATTATGGCAAATACAGCAGTTGCGGAAAAGAAAACATTCAGTTTAGTACTTACTGAAAAGCTGGATAGCGTATCAGAAGCACTTCCAAAGGATTTTAACAAAGCAAGATTTGTGCAGAACGCATTAGCACTCATCAACGATAATCCGTCTTTACAGAAATATAATCAGTCACAGCTCACAGCCGGACTTTTAAAAGGTGCTTATCTTGGCTTGGATTTTTACTCAAAGGAGTGCTACTTGGTGCCTTATGGAAATCAGCTTAACTATCAGACAGATTACAGAGGTGCTAAGAAATTGGCAAAGAAGTATTCTATCAGACCGATTAAGGACATTTACGCAAAGTTGGTTCGTGAGGGAGACAGCTTTGAGGAAAAGATTGTAAGCGGAGAACAGACTTTTGATTTTAAGCCACTACCATTTAATGACGGAAAAATAATCGGTGCGTTTGCTGTTTGCTTATATGCTGATGGTGGTATGCAGTATGACACAATGAGCCTTGCAGACCTTGAAAACACAAGAAAGTCAAGTAAGGCAAGCAATAGCCCAGCTTGGAAGAATTTCACAGGTGAAATGTATAAGAAAACTGTACTTCACAGGCTTTGCAAGCATATTGAGTTAGATTTTGAGAATCCGACACAGCAGAATACATTCTTAAGCGGAATGGAGATTGAAACCGACCCGCAGAGGTTAGCAGAAAATGATATTGAGCAGAACGCAAACAGCGTTGATTTTGAAGAAAGCAACATTATTGAGGGTACAGCTACAGAAGTAACCGAAGAACAGGCAGAAGATAGCACATTACCACCATTTATGCAGGCAGAATAGGAGATTAGATATGACAGTATACGAATTAATACAGGAATTAAGTCAGTATAATGCAGATACAGAAGTTAAGTTTCACTGTGAAGCTGAATATGATACTGACGTTGAAGCAGAATTTGACAGAGAGAATGAAAACGACACGCAGGAAGTGACAGTTACAGCAAGTTTTGACGATAAAGTAGATTTTGATGATATTGACAATTATGAGCCAGCACACAAGAGAACTTGGCAGGAAGACCCATTCATTGTTATTAATTTATCTTATTAAGGAGAACTAATATGAGAGTAATTTCACAGCACGGCAATGTTGATTTGCCTTACGAACAGATAGTTGTGTGTCACGCAATGGAAAATGTCACAGCACTACACAATGAGAAAGAATATGTTTTAGGCAAGTATTCTTCACAGGAGAAAGCGTATAAGGCTATGGAAATGCTTAGAATTGCGTATGAAAATAATGAATTTTATCATTGCACAGCCGGTTCAAAGCGTTTTGAAGAAGTACAGAGTATTTTGAGCGAGGAACAATTTCAGAAAGCTACAACAGAATACTTTCAGTTCCCACAGGATGATGAAATCGAGGTGTGAGTATGGCAAAACACACAATGCAGGAATTATACCAATGGCAGGCATTACCGCTGAATATCAAGGTTTTAATGACAGCAGAGAGAATAAGAAGTTGGGTAAATGAATTTGGCGAAGATGGAGTGTATCTGTCATTTAGCGGCGGCAAAGATAGCACAGTTTTAGGACACATAATCAGAGAAGTTTGCGGATATAAAAATATTCCTTTTGTGTTCGTAGATGTGCCGACACAATATCCAGAGTTAAAGCAGTTTGCACAGACTTTTGAAAACCTTGTGATTTTGAAACCTAAGATTTCATTTGCAGAAGTTTGTGAAAAGTATGGTTTTCCAATGATTAGCAAGGAAGTGTCAAATTGTGTAAGCGGTGCGAGAAAATATGTTAAATACCTTGACAGCCAAAAATCTAACAACACAATCTTAACAGACAGACAGTTCCGTATGCTTGCTATATGGCAGACCTGTTAGGAATAGACAGGAGAATAAACAAGCAGAACGAACAATACAAAAGTTTGCAGATGGGAGTTATCCCTAGCGGTTCAGAATATAGGTTACGCAGACTGAATGGAGAACTGACAGATAGTAAAGGCAATTATAGTCAGTTTAATCAAGAGAAATATAAGTTCTTTCTTGACGCACCATTTGAGATAAGCGACTTATGTTGTGACATTATGAAGAAAAAGCCTGCGCACGATTACGAAAAGAAAACAGGCAGAAAGCCTATTATAGCAACTATGGCAAGTGAAAGCGTTATGCGTACGCAGAAATGGCTACAGGACGGCTGTAATGCTTTTAATGTCACAAGACCGCATAGCAATCCTATGAGCTTTTGGACGGAACAGGATGTGTTGCTTTACATCAAAGAAAATGCAAGAAATATGTCATCTAACGCATATTACAGAAAAGTGATGAGATATGGAAACAAAGTTGTTTACCGCACAACAGGGGCAACAGCACTTCATCCCTTTAAAGAGTGTGGAGCGATATGTTCTGTTTATGGCGAAGTAGTAACAGATTATGAAGCTATGGGGCAATGCGAAAATCAGATGTCATTTGCGGATTTTGGGGTTTTTGATAAGGAAAGACCATTGCTGAAAACTACAGGATGTCAAAGAACCGGCTGTGTGCTGTGCGGATTCGGATGTCACTTAGAGAAAGAAAGCAGATTTTTAAGGCTGAAAGAAACACACCCTAAATTCCATAATCTGCTTTACATCTTAAAAAACAATGGCGTGACATACGCAGAAGCTATTGACTGGGTTAATGAACACGGAAATATGAATATTAAGTATTAAAGGAGTGATTTGATGAAGATTATTAAAGGCAAAGAGAAAGAATACAAGGATTGGTACGACAAGAATAGTGACGGATACAGCAGAGCTTGCTTCGCTTATGCTGAAAGGTGGGCTGAATTGCTAGAAGCAGAAATTGACAAGAGCAATGATGTTATGAAGTGCTTTGTTGATAATGCAGACAGATTGAGCCGTGAAGCAGACACAGAGGGCATAACAGGATTCATGTACGGATGTGCAGTTAGTATTCTTTCACAATGTTGGGAATACGGAGAGTATTTAAGAAAGTGGCATAACAAAGAGTATGACTATGACGGAGACGGAGTTGTAAATCCAGCAATTATGACAGTGGGTGTGAAATGATGAAACTTAAATGTATTGCGACTGGAAGTACAGGAAATTGCTACACCTTAACTTCCGACAGCGGAGAAACACTTATCCTTGATTGTGGAATACCGATTAAGGAGATTAAAAAAGGCTTAGATTGGCACATTAAAGATATTGTGGGTGTGTTATGCACCCATAAACACCTTGACCACAGCAAGTCAGTAAAAGATTTTGAAACTATGGGTATTCCTGTATGCAAACCATACGAAGCCTTGCTTATGAACCAGTTTCTAGCAAATTCTTATTTTACTGTAAGAGCGTTTGACCTAACAACGATAGACGGAAGTTGGACACACACCAATGCAGACGGAACACCTTGCCCGATATACGGCTTTCTGATTACTCACAAGGAAATGGGAAGAATGCTTTATATAACCGATTGTGAATTAATCAAGTGGAAGTTTAGAGATATAAACCACATTCTCTTAGGTGTGAATTATGACAAGGATTTAATCGACAGGGATAACGCAGGCAAAGCTAATCATGTATTCAGAGGTCACTTATCCATTGACACAGCTTGCGATTTTGTTAAGGCAAATTATTCAGATAGCTTGCAGAATGTCATAATGTGCCATCTATCAAGTGAAAATGCTGATAGAGATAGTTTTATCGAGAAGATGAAAAAAGTTGCTTGTGGGGCGAATGTGGATGTTGCAGAGTGCAACAAGGAATGGGTTTTAAGGAAAGGAGATGAATGTCCGTTTTGATTAGAGAAAACAGAGATAACTACTGGATGTTAAATTGGCTTGATAAATTTATGGAAGGACACAAGGGCTTTATATGTGGCGGTTGCTTCAAGAATATATTTAATCAAGAGAAAGTGAAAGACCTTGATATATTCTTTCAAAATGAGGGAGACAGAGACGAAGCAGTTGATTATTTTGACAGTATGACAGCTGGATATACTGATGGGGCAATGGAAGATACTGTTTCAGAAGATGAAGCTGAGTATAAGTTTTTATATGAAAACGACAATGTAAAGGCTTATATTCACAAAGAAACAGGTATAAGACTTGAACTGATTAGTAAAATATATGGAACGGCAGAGCAGATTATAAGCCAATTTGATTTTTCAATCACTAAATTTGCCTACTACAAAGCAGAGATTGAAGATGAAACAGGGGCAGAAGTGGAAGAAATACCTTTTGATAATGGCGATAAAACGGAAACTCATATTGAATACAGGGTTATATATGATGATAATTTTTTTGAGCATTTACATCTTAAAAGGCTTGTCATTGATGATAAGATACCTTTTCCTATGAGTACATTTGAAAGAATGTTGAGATATGCAAAGTACGGATATTTCCCTTGTAGAGAAACAAAGTTAAAGCTGATTAAGGCTTTAAATGAGTTAAATAGCAGAGAGATTGAAGTATCTGAAAGTCTTTATAATGGTTGGGATTAAATCCTAATGAGTGTCCTTTTTAAAAATTAAACAGACAGGAGAAAAATAATGAATATTGTAACACTTTTAGGACGATTGACACGCGACCCTGAGATTAGATATTCACAGACAGTAAACGGAAGTATGGCAGTAGCAAGATACACATTAGCTGTTGACAGAGCTTTTAAGAAAGAGGGTGAACAGGCAGCGGACTTTATTAACTGTATCGCATTCGGCAAGAACGGAGAGTTTGCAGAGAAATATCTGCACCAGGGAACTAAGATTATCGTTGAGGGTAGATGGCAGACAGGCAATTACACTAACAAGGACGGACAGAAAGTCTACACCAATGATTGCGTAGTTGAAAGACACGAATTTTGTGAAAGTCGTGCTAATCAGCAGAATAATAACAATAACGGAATTATAGGTAGAAGCAATCCAAGTACTGATTCAGACAGCTTTATGTCAATTCCAGATGGTGTGGCTGACGAGGGATTACCATTTAATTAAAGAGGTGTGAGTATGACAGAGAATGGAGCAATAAGAGAGGTAAGATTTAATATGTCAACAATAGGATTGAGTGACAAAGCTGCTAAAAGAGTTGTTGAAGCAAGAAATATGGCAATCAAGGCACTTGAAAAGCAGATGCCTAAGAAGCCAACCTATGAGGGCGATGGATATGCCCCGGACGGAACGCTTGTATATGATACTTGGATTTGCCCTTGTTGCGATAAGAGATATGAGGTTTATTATGATGATTATGATTACTGTCCTAATTGCGGTCAAAAATTGGACTGGTCAGAAGAAGGTGAGGAAAACAATGGGGTTGATTGATGCTGATAACATTATAAATATATTGAAAGACAGGGCAGAAAACGAAGCAATTTGCGGATATCTGACAGCCTATGATGTTACTAATAGCATTATAGATGAAATTGATGAGCAGCCAACAGCCTATGATGTAGATAAGGTTGTAGAACAGTTGAAAACAGACTCTTCTGTAAAACTGTATGGAAGTGGCAACAGCAATAATTATCTTATTCCTCTTGAAAAGGCAATAGAGATAGTAAAGGCAGGTAAAATTAATGGATAGAGATTGCAATAAATGTATACATCATACTACAGGAACTTGCAGTACTTTTAACTGTGAGTTTGTAACAGCTGATGATGTAAGAAATAAGGCTATTGACGATTTTGCAAAGGCTGTTGAAGGTGCAGGGCTTATCTTTGTTGATAATATGTTTAAACTAGAAGAGCTTGCGGAACAGCTAAAGGCAGGTGATAACAGTTGAATTATCAGAACATAGCAAGAGCCAAGGCAATAGAACAGGAAAACAAAAAGCGACTGTTGAAGCTAAACTCGAAACTGAATGACAAAAGTGGAATATATTTCCTGCTCCGAGAAGATGAAAACGGATTTAAGTATGCTTATGTCGGGCAGGCGGTACATACACTTAGCAGATTGGCAAGCCACCTTGTAGGCTATGAACAGCACATAGACCTTAGTTTACGCAAACACAAGCTATACGACAAAGAGAAAAATCCTTATGGTTGGCGAGTTGAATTTCTGAATTTCCCCGAAAGCCAGCTTGACGAAAAGGAGAAGTATTACATCAAACTATATGCTGATAAAGGTTATCAGCTTAGAAATGTCAGTTTAGGCGGTCAAGGAGAAAATCGTGCTAGTGGCTCTATAGGCGAGAGAAAAGCACCTAAAAGCTATATGCAGGGCATACAACAAGGCAAAAAAGTGTTAGCGAGGGAATTATCCTCTATCGCTGAAAAGCACCTTAAAATCGAAATTAGAGACGATAAGAAGCACAACAAAGTATCGCAGAAGCAGTATGAGAAATTTATGGATTTATTGAAAGTGGGTGATTCAGAGTGAGTGGTGGAAGTTGGAGTTATTTATACTCAAAAGAGATTGATGACCTTCAGAGTTAATATCAACGATTTAGTGAAGTAACAATGTGGCAGAACTTGAAGGATAGGAGCAATGATATGGCAATATATAGAAATGTTCAATTATCTTTTTGGACCGATAACAAGGTTGAAGATGATTTTACGCCAGAGGACAAGTATTTCTACATATATTTGCTAACAAATCCACAGACAAATATATGTGGGTGTTATGAGGTTAGTTATTCGCA